CCTAAAGAAGAATATAAGACAGAGACAAAGACAAAGAAAGAACCCCCTAAAGGGGGTAAGAAAGAAAGTAGCTCTGGCGAGCTTTTTCCACCCTCTAAACCGGAGAAACCTAAAAGAGTCGCAAAAGAATTTATTGCTCCTACGCTTGATGAGGTTATCCAACACTTCATAAAGCAAAATGCTCCGGAACGTTTAGATGATTGGCAAGAGCAAGCAGAAATATTCTTTAATCACTTTGACTCGATAGGGTGGAAGAATGCCAATGGAGTGAAAATTGAACGGTGGGATTCCAAAGCAAACCTTTGGATACTGGATCGCATACGTGAAAATCGAAAAAATGAATTAGACCATGACGGAAGAGGAAAAGAATCTATCAAGCAAACTTCAAAATTTGATGGAGAAGGAAGCCGGCAAGCGCAAGCTGACGCTCCAACAGATAGAGAATCTGATACAAAGGCACAAGGAAAGTATTCAGGACGTTTCTGAGTATGATTTAACTGATACACAAGAGTATTACAGCCATTGGAATTTAATTTCTAACCTTGGTACGGATTATACAGAACGGGAGTTTAGAAAATTTGATATTGATGATAACAACTCTAAACTAATTCAGTTTCTTCTATACTACTTCAACGGATGTCGGTATGCTCAAAATGTGTTTCCGGAAGAGAATTACAAGGTTCATAAGAATCTTTTGCTTGTTGGTGAACCTGGTACCGGGAAAACAATGTTGATGCAGATTTTTGCAGATTATTTGAAACTTACTTGTAACCCCAATGCTTTTGAAAACTTGTCTGTTACTCAAATGATGAATTATTATAAAATTCATGGGCATATTGACTTGTACACTTACAATGAGAATCAATCCAAAGGATTTAAGCCAAATCCTTTTAATATCTGCTTGAATGATATCGGTCTGGAAACGGAAAATCAAAAATCGTATGGTACCAGCCTCGATTCAGTTATTGATGAATTTCTTTATGCCCGGTATGAGATTTTTCAGCAATACGGCAAGAAGTATCATATAACATCGAATCTTGGCATAGCCGAATTTAAGAAACGTTTCGGGCCAAGATTAGTGGATCGCTTTAAAACGTTTAATGTTCTCCCTCTATGTGGTGAGAGCCGTAGAATATAGCTACTATGAAAGTTGTAATTTACTGGGTTACTAAAGATCCGGATAAAATTGTTCGTATCAGAGAGCGTTTCGGCATTGGAACTTATCGAAGTGTGAACGGTGAAACTCCTGCTGAAATACGAGAAGAAGATATGGAACTTCTTCGGGAAACTGAAAGAAGAGGATTTATTCAAATACGTAATAAACCTCAATAAAAATGGCGTTAAAATGGCGAAGTTTCTGTTTGCTAAACTTGTCATTTTATGATAACTTTACTGATGTAATAAACTAAAAGTCAAACCAATATAATTAAATTATGGAAGTACAAAACATTAGAATTGACCTTATCAGTCCTTCTCCTTTGAATCCGAGAAAGACGTTTGATGAAGCAGCTCTTCAAGAACTTGCAAGTAACATTGAGAAACAAGGCTTATTGCAGCCTATCACTGTCAGAGTAGCCAAATCCGAAGATGTGACTGACTTAGAGACTGGTGATGTCACAACAATTCCCTGTTCGTATGAGATTGTTTGTGGTGAGCGTCGTTTTCGTGCTGTATCACTATTGAAAGAAAAGGAAGATAAAGAGAATGTTGCTAAAATCAAGGCCCACCGAAAAAAGTCCGAGCAATTTCAAACTATTTCCTGCATTGTCAGAGAGATGACGGATGATGAGGCTTTCGATGCAATGATTACTGAAAATCTTCAAAGAAAAGATGTTGATCCCATCGAAGAAGCTTTTGCCTTTGCTCAACTCACAGAAAAAGGGCGTACTTTGGAAGATATCGCATTACGTTTTGGTAAGTCTACTCGTTTTGTATTTGATCGTATAAAACTTAACAGTCTTATCCCGGAGTTGAAAAACCGTGTACGAGATGGTGAAATACCACTATCTGGTGCTATGATTCTTTCTAAACTGGAAGAGAGTTCACAAATGGAATTTCATAAAGGTAATCAGAACCAGTGCAGTACAGATATGATTCGAAGGTTTGTAGGCAGTTCTTTTCTTGAAATTGATAAAGCTGATTGGATTGAAGAAAATGCAGATAATTGGGATGACGGAGAATTTAAACCATGTGCACAATGTGAAAACAACACTGTAAATCACGGTTGCCTGTTCTATGAAATGAATAATAAGAATGCAAGATGTATCAATCCTGATTGCTTTAGAAAAAAACAGATAGCTTATCTGATACGTAAAATTCAACTTGAAAGTGAGTGTCTTGTTAAAGCTGGTGAACCGCTTTCATTCGGGAAAACAGTTATAATTGAGACTAAACTTGACACTTATTGGAATGATGCAAGAAAAGCTTTCTTGGAACAAACGCTCGAAGCTGTTAGAAGTCTTGGATTTGAAATGATTAATCCGTATGACGTATTTAATGGGAAGTGTTGGTATGCTGAAGATGATGAGCGTACTCAAAAAATGCTTGAGGATGGTGAAATTTATCGCTGTATATCATTGTGGAATTATTATTGTCCTGAATTTGATGTTGAGTATTACTACATAAGGAAAGAACTATCTTCCAGTACTTCAGCTCTTGCAGATCCTAAAGATATAGAAAGGGAGAAGATAAACGAAAAGTTGCAGAAAGCTAAGGATAAGGTAATCGAGAAGAGTTCTGAAACTATGAGAAAATGGGCACAGGAAAAAACTTATTATCAACGTGATAAAGAATTGTCTATTGATGAACAAACGGTATTTGATGTTATGATTCTCCGTAATTGTAGTAGCGAATATCTGAAAATATTGAAGTTGTCAAAATATGAAAAAGATTCAGATTTTGTGAAATATGTCAGAAATAACCAGGCAGATCGAAATCATTGGTATCGGGCTTTCATTGCTAACAATCTTTCAAGTAATGATGTGATGTTCTATCCCTGTATGCAGAAATGTCAAAATATTCTCTTTGCAGAGCAATATCCTGATGATTACACAGAACTTAGTAAGCAGCTTGCTACTTCTTTCGACAAGAAACAAAAGAAACTCAATGAGAGATTGAAAGAACTTGAAAACGATAATACAGAGGAAGCCTAACGGTTTCCTCTCTTTATTGATATGCTTATGAAAACTTGGACTAATGAACAACTCGCTATACTTGATAGCGAGTATCCAACTGCTGATTTAAAAGAGCTTGCTGGCCGTCTTGGTAAAACACCTGAAGCTGTGAAGGCAAAAGCCTTAATACGTAAATTAAAACGTTCGCCAGACGTGAGGGTTTGGAGTCCGGTTAAAAGACAAAAGCTGATAGCTCTTTATCCCGATCATACCAATCTTGAAATAGCTTCGATGCTTGGTTCAACTGAAAGTGCGGTTGCTGGTATGGCTTTCAAACTAAAATTGAGAAAGTCGGCAGAGTTCTTATTTGAACATTCCTCAAAGGGTTTCTTCCCCAAAGGACATCAACCAACGAATAAGGGACGTAAGCAAACAGAATATATGTCTGATGCTCAAATTGAAAAAACGAAAGCTACACGTTTCAAAAAGGGATGTATCCCAAAGAATCATAAAGAGGTTGGATATGAACGCATAACCCGTGACGGTTACATTGAAGTGAAAACTGCTGAACCGAATGTCTTTGAGTTTAAACACCGGCTTGTATGGATTGAGCATAATGGAGAAATCCCTCCTGGTTACAATATTCAGTTCAAAGATGGAGATAAGCAAAATATTTGTATCGAGAACCTATACATGATTAGTCGTTCTGAACAAATGAAAACGCAAAACTCAATGTATGCCCGGTATCCGGAAGACGTTCAGTACCTCATCAAGCTAAAAGGAGCTTTGAATAGACAAATTAATAAAGCAACAAAAAAGAATGAATCATGAGTGATAATGCAATAGATAGATTAAAGGAAATGGTTAACAAACCGTTCCTTTATCAAAATGAAGAAATTGTAATTCTCAACTACTGTGACGGTACCGGTGATGATGGAACCGAAGTTGAGATATACTTGAACAATGGCAAAGTTCTGATATTTAGTATGTTTGATTTAGCTTCCAAGTTGAACCGTTTCCGGTCGATAACAAATACAGTTGTTGTGTTGGCAAATGAACGGTTGAATAAGGTATCTACTGTGAATCCTACTATCTTACAGGATATGAGAGACTTGGTTTTACAACAAATAAAGGACGTGAAAGAAGATCCTAATAAAGTAAATCAGGCCAAACAGGTTTTTCAAGGTGTCAATACTCTAATAAACCTTGCTAAAACTGAACTGGAATACAGGAAATATTTGGATACCACGGACCCTCTAAATAAATAGCCCTATGTTGTACAACAGACGTTTGAATTTAGAGATAAATTCTTCGATAATGCCTGATGGGTGGGAAGACGAAGGAAACAGATATAAGAAGTTTACTTTATATCCCTCCCATAAAGAAACTGTTGCTTGGATGGCTAAGTTTAATCAGTATAGAGAAAAGGCTTTCCAAAAGGAAATAGTTTGTTTCTTGCTTTCAAATTACATTTCAAAAGAGAGTGGGAAATATTATGATCCAGTTGCTATCGAGGTTCTTGCATACGGTAAGATGTATTCTCCTAAAATCCGTGAAACTCATTATTTGGTTGGTAGTATTCCGGAAGAGTTCTATAAGGTTGTTCGAAAGTCGCTTGCCATTCTTCCAATTAAGAAAGCTAATGCTCTGTTATATTATGTCGTGACAGCTTTCTATTGTGCCCCTAATAGGATAATTGAAAATATGTGCAAGCGTATTGAAGAACTGAAGAATCCTAATAAATCAGATGATCGATATGTAACTATTCAAACTTATGTTCCACTGAAGGACTATCAAATGATATGCAATTATTCCAACTCGGTAGGTATGTGTATAAATGACTTATTAAAGCAGATTCTACAGGTTGTTTGTATGTCAAAGAAAGAACGGGCCTCAACTATTACTCCATTCCTCTAGATTTTTAATTTATACAGGATAATGAAGCAACCGGCAACTCCTTTTGTTTCAGAACACTGTATGTCTTTGACAGCTTTTATCAGTGATGAACATGACAAGAAGTACTTTATCAAATTTGCAAAAAGACGCAAACTGTCTAAAAGTGAATTACTTAGAAAAGCAGTTAGAGCGTTTGTTGAGGTTGTGGATCGCAAAGAAACTTTCATGAAGAAAGTAGAATTGATGTCTGATGACGAGGATTATGATTACACCGAATATCAATATTCACAATTATCCCGTACTGACTTTGCGAGGTCAATTTATTATAACCGATAAAAATTATATAATGAAAAAATTAAGAATCAAAAAAGTAGATGCTACTTACTTTAGCCTTTCTAAGTATATGAGTTTAGAAGGACAATTTCAAGCAAAGAACTTCCAGACTGCCTATTTCTTGCAAGTTCGGATTATTGGTCTTTGGTTTACAATTCAAACGTATATCTCTATTGATAGTAATTACGCTTTGCTTTGTGCAACCGAAGCGATGGAAAAGCTACAAGAAAAACTCTAATCATCATGTGTATGTATAAAAGGATAATTTACAGATTCCATATAAGGGACCAGCCTGCATCAAACAGTGTGAGATTATTATTAGTCTAACAATTTAACCTAATCATTTATGATAACATTGAATAAGTTGGCCCCTAAAATTTTAAAGATTATAGAGCGCCGCTTTCATCTGAATGATAATACTTCTAAAAAGGCTTTCAGTTTAAAAATATCTGCTGCCTGGAGGAAGTTTGATGAATTATCAGAATTACCATGCGACGATATAAAAGACCATCCGGAATATAAAAAGAGAGCTGCTGATATTATAATAGTTACCGTTGCTTTTCTAAAACATTACGGATGTAAGGATATCGAGGCTGAAATTAAGAGAGCAATTGATTTGCTTTCTGATGAGTCAGAAAGATGTGATTAAGGTGTTGTTACTGACTGTTTGTGTTGTTGATTTTAATGCAGTTTGTTATGGTAGAGACAATTCAAGTTTGCCTACTGACTGTTTGTGTTGTTGATTTTAATGCAGTTTGTTATGACAGATACAATTCAAGTCTGCCTACTTGATTTTAATAAAGGGCAGCTCACGGGATTACCGAAGAATCCGCGCTTTTTCCGTGACTATCGCTTTGAAGCGATGAAGAAAAGCATTCAGGATTCGCCTGAAATGCTTGAACTTAGGGAACTTATAATATTTCCCTATAATGATGGTCGGTATATTGTCGTTTGTGGCAATTTACGTTTGCGTGCATGTAAGGAGCTTGGTTACAAAGAGCTTCCATGTAAGGTCCTGGCACCTGATACCCCTGTTAAGAAGTTGAGAGAGTATGCTACAAAGGATAACGTCAATTTCGGTGAGAATGATTTGGACGTTATGGAAAATGAATGGAATAAAGCAGAACTCCAAGACTGGGGTATCGAGTTCGGGCCGGAGAAGAAGGAGGATGAATTTAAAGAGCGCTTCGATGCCATCACGGATGATACAGCCATTTACCCCCTTATTCCTAAATATGACGAAAAGCATGAGTTGTTTATCATAACCTCAAGCAATGAGGTAGATAGTAATTGGCTTCGTGAAAGGCTGGATATGCAGCACATGAAGTCGTACAAGACCGGGAAAGTAAGTAAGAGTAATGTAATCGACATAAAAGATGTTCGCCATGCCCTGCAAAATAGTAATACCAAGTCATAAGCGCCATGACCGGGTGTTCGCTAAAAAGTTGGTGAACGATCCTATCATTTGCGTTGCTGAAAGTCAAGCTGACTTGTACCAGCAGTTTAACCCGGAATGTGAAATAGTTACTCATCCGGACGATGTAATCGGCCTCATCCCTAAACGTAATTGGATGGCGAAACATTTTGGCGAACTCTTCATGCTCGACGATGATGTTCATGCCTGTAAAGCGATCTATGCAGAAAAAGGTGAACCGTGCCGGGTGAAAGATAAGGATAGAATCACCAATATTATTCAATCTCTATTTGAGATTGCTAGTATGATGGACGTGCATTTGTTTGGTTTCACTTCCCGGATATCTCCTGTTATGTATGACGAAACCGGCTTTCTTTCCCTGTCTAAAATGATAACCGGTTGCAGTTATGGAGTAATCTATAACAAGAACACTTGGTGGAATGAAGAGATACGTTTAAAAGAAGATTTTTGGATTTCCTGTTATATTAAGTACAAAGAGCGTAAGATTTTAACCGATCTGCGTTATAATTTTGAGCAAAAGAGCACATTTGTAAACGCTGGTGGGCTTGCTTCTATAAGGAATCAGGAAGAGGAACGTAAATCTATTCTTTTCATCAAAAAGAACTTCGGTGATAGTATCCAGCTCAAGAGTGCGACGAATAATGGAAAGGATAAGACGAAGCAGCTTGTACAGTATAACATATCCTGCAAATTCAAGTTCTAATAACCTGTAAAAAAGGCGTTTAAATGGCGTTCAATCTGTTTGCTATATCCGTCTTTTTTAGCTAAATTTACTGATGTAATCAATTAAAAGTCAAACCATTAAATTAGAATTATGATTATTAGAACAGTTTGCGGATATGATTTCTTCGAGGTGAGTTCTGCAATGCAAAAAGCGATCCGGCGAGCCGATACCGGGGTAGCCGGCTTTTTTGCCTTGGAATTATGGGCGAGTGGATACCGCGACTATGTGTGGAAGCGTTTATATACCATTAGTGCAGAGGATTGCTTCGGTATCATAACAAAAGAGATAGAAGCATTATGGCAAGGTCATGAGCTGGTAAATAAAAATGCTACTGCCCCCAAAGGCAGGATATTTGTCAGCAAAGCGGTTATTCTTCTTTGTGAATGTAGGAAGAACCGGGATGCAGATCATTTGCAGAACTTTATTTATGACAGAAGAGATGTTGACATAGAAAAATGGATAGATGATGTTAGACGTTATCCTATTGCCATCCCAGTATATACTTTTGATGTACATACAAGGAAAGGGAAAAAGCAAGGTAGGACCAAAGAAGAGTTTTTCCGGGAAGAATTTGAAGCGTTACAGCCGCGAGTTCCCGGATTATTTGATGATTTGCTTCCTACTGATAAGACGAAGTAATGATAAGACCACAGTTTAGGCTGTGGTCTTTCAATTTTATAAAAGTCAAACCAAATTAAACCAAAGAATTATGAACAGAAAAGAAAGGCAGGAAGCAAGAGCTGATAGATTCAGAGAACTTGCAAGGAAAAGTAACGAAGCTGCAGATGTAGCTTGCAGGCAATCGTCAGAAATGGCAAGTATTATTCCAATGGGACAACCTGTGCACGGGTTAGCAGATCGTAAATATCGGGATAAAATAGGGGCCAAAATGGATAAAAGTATTGAGCTTTCCAAGAAGGCAGAGTACTTTGCACAGAAAGCGGAAGCTACTGAAAATAATAACTCCATTTATTTAGGAGATGATGACGCAGTAGACAGATTGCAAGAAAAGGTCGATGCGTTAGAGAAAGCTCAAGGAATGATGAAAGCTGCTAATAAGATAGTTAGAAGTAAAAAACTAAATGATATTGTGAAGGTTGAACAACTGCAAACTTTAGGCTTTTCAGAGAATAAAGCTATCGAGCTAACTAAACCTGACCGTTATGGCGAGTATGGTTTTCCTTCTTATATGCTTTCTAATAATAATGCACGTATCCGGGATGCGAAGCAGCGTCGTGATCGAGCAAGAAAGCTAAAAGAGACAGAAGATAAAGATTACACTATCAATGGTGTACGTGTCGTTGAGAATGCTAAAGAAAACCGTCTGCAATTATTTTTTGCCGGTATTCCGAGTAAGGAAATCCGGTCACAGTTGAAAGAAAATAATACTTTCAGGTGGACTCCCTCTATTGGTTGCTGGCAGGCATACCTCAATCGTTGGTGCATAGAACGTGCAAAAGTTATCTTAAACTCAATTACTGAATAATCATGGGAGAGTTGTCAAAAGAAGCCTCATTACAAAGGGTAATGAGGGCATCGGGTCGTGTGCCTGTACAGTGCTCATGTAGCATTTGTAAACAACAATGTCATACTCCTTGCCTTGGTACTCCTGATGATATTGAAAGGATTATTGATGCTGGTTATGCAGATAGATTAGCTTTAACTCAATGGGCTGCCGGAATGTTATTAGGTGTTACCACTTCGATTATACCTATGATTCAGCCCGTTGTAGGCAAAGAGTATTGTGCTTTCTTCGAGAATGGTCTTTGTATTCTGCATGATAAAGGTTTGAAGCCCACAGAGGGGCGTTTATCGCACCATACGGTTAAGAAAGATAACTTCAATCCATTTATGAGCATTGCTTGGAATGTGGCAAAGGAATGGCTTATGTTTGAAAATACAGAAGTTATTTCCCGTGTACTAACTAAGTTTGTTAAGGAGAGAAGGTTATGAGTACACATTCATCTGTACGTGTTGACTGCAAGGCCTTTGCGAAATGTGGAGTAAAATCCCTTTCGCATTGCCGTCGATATCGCGGTGAAGATAATTATTGTAAGGGATGTACTCTTATTCGTCGTAAACCTCGAAATAGAAAGTTTGATGCAGGTGGTAGAGAGATGAAAAAATGTACCCATTGCGGCCACTATTTCTATCTCAATCGGTTTTACGCAAATACGATTACTTCGCATGGAAAAAAATACCGGTGTTTATCGTCATGGTGCCGTATGTGTATGTCACAGGTTAATAGCGAGAGGGCAAAGCAAAAAAAAGGACTCACCTAATAATAAGTTTCTTGTATGAGATATTATGCTTCAGTTAGTTTTGGCAAGGATTCTTTGGCAATGCTTTTCATGCTAATAGAAAAAGGATATCAGTTGGATGAAGTCGTTTTCTATGATACAGGTATGGAATTTCAGGCAATCTATAACACTCGTGATGCTGTTCTTCCAATTCTTAAAA